TGGGAGAGACCTCCAGAGTTTGCGGTTGCGGATCTTTTCAATAGTACTTGACGAGACATTGTAGCGCCTAGCCAAATCGCAATGACGAAGAGCTGACAAACGAATTGCTCGCACGTCGTCTTCCGAAAGTTTAGCACGACTGTTCCTGACGCCGTGTCTATTGATCGCTTCGTGATTTTTCTTAGGAGTTCCCCAAGAGAGATTATCTAGGCGATTGTTTGACGGATCGTCGTCAGCGTGCAGTGTTTGACAGCCTTCGGGGCAAGGACCTGCAAAGGCTTCTAGTACGAGACGGTGAACGAATACTAGCTTGGCAACACCATTCTCGCTAAGCTTGACTCGGCGATATGGATGGTTGCCTTTCTTGATATTGAAAGCCAAAACGTGCCCAGTCTTTCCCCTTCGCACCAAGCCCTCGTCAGAGACCTCGTAACTCGGGTAGTTTGGGCACTGTAGCCAAAGCATCAGAAGATGTCCTCTTGAGGGGTCTCTTCCACTCTAACACGGTTGTACCAAGATGGGTAGTCAAGCTGGCGAACAATTGGGTCGCGATTAGGCCAAGAATTGTTTTCCTGACACAGGGCGTAGGTTTTCAGGGCTTTTTCACACTTGTACATAGCCTCTTCCATCATATCTGGTGTAGCCTCAAAAATATCCACCGTATATGGTGCTTTACGCTCAACAGCGACGAACAAGAACTTGAAAGGCTTGCCAAACGCAACCTCGGCGGCTTTAGCGTAGTAAGCGGCCTGAAAGTCATAGCCAAGTCCGATAACTTTCTTAAGAAACAGATCAGGCTCAACGGTATCGGTGGTCTTTAGATCCAGAACCAGTCCTTCCTCGATCGCCACACGGTCAAGACGGGCCTTGCACTTGACTCCCATCCAGTCCCAGTAGATCGAAACCTCGTTGTGCTTGATGTAATCGTCCTGGCTTGGGTTGAACCACTGCAGGCGCTTCAGGGACTCGTTCATACCTTGGACACTACCCCAGGGGTCGTCCTTTCCTCCCGAGCTGAGCACTTTCTTCCGGCCCACTTCAGCTTTCCAGGCTTTACCTTCCTTGGTTGCCAGGGACAGGCCGTCAGGCTTCTTGATGTACCCTTTGTCAAATGCGGCTTCTCCGTCAAGACTAAGAGCATGCAGGGCGGTTCCCATCTCCATTGCAGGGGTGGGGATCATCTTGAATTTTAGCGCAGCCTGGTAGTGTGCAGGGCTAAGTAAAATCTTCTTAAGGCTGGACTGGTTTACACCAGGCTCCTTACGGTACGCAAAATCGCTTTGATTGTATGCAATCTCAGAGGTCACAGGTAGCTAGGCATCTACATCCAGTCTATCAGAAGAGGTCTTCTTGCTCCTCTCCAATAGGAATTACGCGGACAACCCAGTAACTCTCTTCTTTCTTGCATTTCTTCCAGGAAACTGCAAGCTCTGGGATAATACTGATTCGATCGTCTTCCCACAGCACCTTGTTGACTGTATCGAAGAAGGCGCCCACTACGTTGTCAATGTCGGCCCGACCTTCTCCGTGAAGCTCCATCTCAACACGAAGAGGGCCCTCTAAGGGGCCCCCGTCATACTGTTCTTTGACTTTCTCAAGCAGTTCTTTCTGATTCTTCTTGTAAGCAGCAGGCATAAATGTGCCTTTAGACGTGACGCGGGGACGAGCCTTGGAGAACAGTGGATGGTAGATCTTAAGGCTGATCATCGACGACGATTCCAATTGCAGCTAAGATACCGAGGGTCCCGATAGAGACCCCCAGAAACTGTAGCAGAGGAAGAACTGCTAAGCAGGTCATGTGCAACGACCGTCTTTCAGGAGACAGGTGGAGCCGTCTTTCTTGACGCCTAAGGTAAGGCCTCGCTTGTCGATAATGGAGACAATTTCGTCTTCATCAAAGTGGTTGAGGTCTTTCTTGGCTAAGACGTTCTCTATCTCGCTGTCCGACAGCCAGACTTCGGTAGGTCCTGCGGACTCGTCCCAGCCAGCCCAGAAGTCGCTCCAGTCATGGTCCGTCGTATCAAAAGACACACAGTCTTTCGTGGCATCAAAGGGCACGTACTCCGCAGCTCCCCAGTTGTCAGTCTCAAGCAAGATGTCAGAGCCGCCGCCGTCAAGCTCAGGCCATGCAATGGGATCGTCTTGAGTCTGACCATAGAAGGTCAGGACCTGCTCGTAGTCAGTAGGAGGTTCGGCAGCAAGCTCTAGTTGGTCGATCTCTCTGTCCAAGTACCAACGGGCCTTCTTCAGGTCTTCCAGGGCGTTCTGCTTGCGTCCTGCGCGGCTTATGTATTTAACAGTGTTGCCGAGTCGGTAATTCAGGTCCCAGTCTTCAATGACGGCGATCGGCTCGTAGATACGGCCCTCGGCGTAGTGGGCTGGACGGTGGATTGAGTCGTGGGTCATAGTGCGGAGTGCTCCAGGTTGCGGGCGTCATGACAGACTACTGTCTTGCTGCCTCGGTTAAGTCGGACAGTAACCCTGTCCTTTTGCCATTGTACCACAGTTCCTTTCTCCCAACCCGCTCCCATGTAAACCTTTACAGGAGATCCCTTACGAAGCGCTTGGGTGAAACCGATTGGGCCTTGCATTCTTTGGGATTTCTTCACAACCGATGGCTTCGGAGTAAATTCGCCCGTGATCTTGTTAGTCCTCCCCATTGTTCCTCCTTTGTTTCATTGTAAAGTCTTCAGCCTTGAAGATCATAGCGCGATCAGTGTGGTTGCGCCAGATCTCTTCAGCTTGGCTCCAGTTCATGGGTTTGCTTTTCTCCATGTCGGGCCACAGGAGGACGACGAACTCGCCTGCCCTCTTATCTGAGCCTTCCTGGGTCTTGTCTTGAGCCCAGGCCTGATGCTCCCGCTCTTGCCGTTTGCGTTTGGCACGGCGTTCCTTGCCGTATCTAGCCATTCGACTCCCTCTCCAGGATGTAATGAGAAGGAAGACTGCCGTTGATACCCGCAACCGCCTTGATAACAGTCGGAAGGAACTGATCAGAGCTGTTCAGGACCCAGATGTCGCCCTTTGTGCTGAATCTCAGCAGTCCTTCTGCAGTCATGTCGCCCAGAACCTCTTGCACAAGCCACTCTAGGCGTGTTCTAGAGTCCTCTAGGTCCAAATCCTCAGACCAGCCGCTATAAAGCTCTGAGTGGCCACACAGGGGCGTTGCCGCACCAACGACCTCGCTAGTACGAACGGCTCCTCGGTACAGCAGGATGGCCCAAACGAATGGCCGGATGTCAGCTGTCGTCATGACAGGCGTCTCGTCATACAGGAGACCCAATGTCCCAGGTACGATCTCAGCTTCTTCAATGTTTAGTCCAAAGGTCATAGGGGCTCCGTGATTGATGTACTCACTATACCATAAAAAAAGGCCCCGTAAAGGAGCCTTGAAAACGCAATGCAATGATCAGAATGGATCAGTGCCCCCGCCACCACCGCCATCACGACGGGCTTCCTGGAAGGTTACCCGAGCGTTCTTGACGTCAAGGTAGGTTTTGTCGTTGTAGTCCCGCTGAACCAGTTGGCCGTGTACGGTTACCCGATCACCACGCTGGAGGCGGTCCTCAACAATCTCAGCGCCCTTCCCGCTTACCTCAATAGAGTAAAACTGGCCTTTCTTTTCGTCTTCCTTTGAGTAGAAATACTCTTGGTCGACCATGGAGAACTTGGCGATCTTGCCACCATTGCCGAATTCACGGATGGTTACTGCGGGCGAGCCTATTAGGCAGGTCACTTTGCCGCCGAGGGATACTGAAGCCATTTGTCGGTTCCTCAATGAGGTTGGTTGTACTTCATTCTAACAGCAATGCGCTGTTTCCTTGCCGCTTCCTTTTGCTCGACGTGCTCACGCATAGTCCGAACAGCTACTCCGTAGACGTTCTGGCAGTGCTTTTGAGTCATTCCAAGCTTGGCAGCAACAATGGACATGCGTCCTCTCGTCGTGTACAGGAGAACTACGTCCTGAACCTTTGGACGAATCTGGCAGGCTGCCATAAGATCCTTGAGTTCTAAGATGGCACGAGTCTCTGACACTGACTTGCGGGACAGGATTCGATTGCTCTCGCTGATCAGTTCCAATAAGGTGTTGTCCTCGTCGTCCCCTGCCTGGTTATCAAGCGAGGTGATGTCGATAGACCTTGCCGCGGCATTGATAATCTCAAGACCAATACGACCACACTTGCTGGGGCTGGGCTTTCCGTGACGCCTGCGGTAGAGAAGCTCGTTAATAGAATTCTCTGGAACGTAGATAGTGCGATCACAACTGTTGTGCCAGCGAGTGAATGACTGGTAGATCCAGCTGTGGGCGTAGGTGGAGAACGTGAAGCCACGAGTACCGTCAAACTTCTCTGCGGCACGCCTCAGGCCCAGGTAGCCCTGTTGCAGCAAGTCAGAGGCGACCTCGGAACCCATACTGAAGCCAGACCGCTTTGCAACGTAAGAGCTGACGATCTTAGGGACCAGTCGTAGGTTGTGTTCACAGATCTTGTTGACGATCTTGATGTACTCGGGACTACCTTCTTCAAAGGTGTCGCGCTTCTTGGCTAGTCGAAGGATCTCGCTCTTAGGCAGTAGCGGGAACCGACCAGCGGTATTGAGCCAGGACTGTACAGGATCAGACATAAAACGCTCCGTGGGGTTGGATGAATACAGTATGCACTAGAAAAGGGGGCTTGTCAACCCCCTTAGTCTATTTAATTGATAAGGATCTCTGTTCCTTTGAAGAACGAGATAAATCCTTCTAATGGATCACCATTTTTCTCCTTCATCGGTAGAGCTGGGCTCGGCTGCGGGCTCGGCAGGTCCGTACTTGGCGTTAAGCTCTTTAGCTGTTTTAGCTTCGAGAGTAGCAAGTCCCTTTGAGAAGTCTCCGCCGAGTTTGCTGCCAACGATTCCGACGAGGGTGTCGATAGCAACGGTGTGAACTCCTTTCTCGAGAGCTTTCTCGCGAAACGTGGCCTCAGACGCCTTGACAACCTCCGCAGCGGCCGCCACTGGGGCTGTAAGTGAAGGGGCTGGTGTCTTTGGGGCGGAAGTAACTCCCTCCTCTTCGGACACACCCCAGCCGCTCTCAAGCTTCATCTTGGCCCACAGCTCACCAGCTAAGCCGAAGGTGTAAGCCAGGCACATGCAGGAACCGCGACGCTGGGTGTCGGTGATGTCACGAGCGCCGATTTTCTCGAACGCAATGTCTTTGTTCCGATTGTCCATTACAGCCTGAGGAACCCAAGGTCCGACAGTACCGTCACTGTGGGCTACACGAAGCTGCAGATAACCGCCAACAGGAGCCTTGAACAAGATGCCACCGTCTGCGGCCTCCTTGGTCTCTACCGACCAGCCAGGAGCGTTGGAACGGAGCAATTGATGCGTACGTGACCAGTTGACGTAGGAAGCGCTGTATTTGCCAGTGCCGATTGATTCGACGAGGTCTTGTGTGACGACGCCTGCAAGGTTTGGAAAGTCCATGTTCGAGTCCTCGGGGAAGGTTTACTCACCCAGTATATCAGGCTGTCAACCCTTCTTGCGCTTCTTTCGCTCACGAGCGTATTCCTGGTGCTTTTTCCACTTGCGATAATCCTCAGGGTTGTCCTGGACCCAGTGGTAGCGATAGACCTCAAGCTTCCATCTAGGACCTAAGACGCCAGCCAGGAACGACCAGGCTTTGATGGCTCGATCTGGATACCACAGGTAGAACTTCCCGAGGGCTTTCCCATTCTCCTCGTAGTCCTTCCGAAACTTCGGATTGATGGTGAATCCATAGGGCGGCTTGAACCTCCTCTTCCGTCCAGCCATGGCTGCTCATTTTCTGGCTTTAGCCTTCCTAACGCCCTATTCTTTACGAAGTAAAGCTATTAAGCTATTATATATAGATGTAGCGTACTAATAGTTCGCATCGTGCGAACAAGGAGTTCGCATAAAACGAACAAATAGTTCGTGCGTACAAATCGTTCGCATGGTATGCTGACCACAGCTGCACCCCACGCATGATCATCAAACCGCCCCCTTCAACTCGGAACTTTACCCAGATCCCGAACGAGATCCTTCACGCTGATCTTCCGATGGCTGACAAGCTTATCTGGATGCAGCTCAGAAGTCTTTGCCCCGCCAGTGAGGAGTCCTACCAGATCGGAAGCATCTCCAGCGTCGGCAGAAAATTCGGCATCTCTCCTCGCAACGCTCAAAAGCTTGTGAAGAATCTTGTCGAAGCAAAACTCGCCATCAAGGATGGAGAAGAGTTGTACCTGCTCCTGCCTGGAGAAGATTGGGAGCCTCCGACCAAGAAGGTTGTCTCCAAAACTGACGACAAAGCACTTATCCGTGATGTATGGAACGAGTTCGCTCCCGATAGCTACGTCAAGCTCCGCAAGCCAGTAGCAGCAAAGACCGTTGACGCGATCATGACCCACATGGAGCATCTCAAGTTCGTCGGCACTCCGGCAGAGCTTGTTAAGCAAGTGCTTGCTGGGGCAAAGGCCCACGACCGCTTCTGGCTGAATGCAAACGCTCGACCGGAATGGATCTTCGGCTCTGGTGACCCGACAGAAAAGAAGTTTGCAAACGTAGAGACCCTGTACAAAATGGGTAACTCCAAAGCCGGTCAGGCCGCGGCCTTCGATCCCTCGGATGATCGCTCATGGATCGACTGGTTCTCCTCTAAAGGCTCTCCCGAGTACACGAAAGTCCAAAGGGTTGAGACTGTGGACCGCTTCTCGGCCCTCGATCACTACATTGACCTGAAGGATACTGGTAGATTGACAGAGCATACGATCCTGATATACTCAGACCAGTCAGACCGTATCGTCTACTGGACTAACCAAAACCTTCCTTCCTTCCGCTACCTCCCCTGAGCTTATGCAATTTCCAAAACACATCCAACAAGCAGTTGACCTTGGCCTTCTTCAGGCTGAAGGCGATCAGATCATCGGTGTAGCCGCTGAAGAAGCGGAAACAGTGCTAGGCATCGCTCGGCTTATGGAGAAGATCCAGCCGACGACCAAGACAGAGACCGAAGAGACGAACGATCAAGAGGCTATTGTCCTTTGCCGTGTTCTGACAAGTCCTTCAGGTGTAGCTCGTGAACTTTGGTCTGACCTGAGGATCGCTGTTGGCGTTGGCCACGGCCAGTCGCTGCCCCGCCAGCTTTGGTCTACTGATGTATTTCGCGCTATCGGTGGATTGATCGACCGCGTCTACACCAACGAGGCCGACGGCACATCGCTGATCAGTGCAGACAGCCTCATTGCGGCTTATCCAAACAACAACACCCAGTACACCTCGATACTTGAGTTCAACCAAACAGTCTCCGAGCTGTCTGATCCCAAGACCATGGAGACTTACGGCGACGGCGCTTCTGAGTGGAGTGTTGCTCTTGACCTGCTGCGCCAAGCCCGAGCCAAGGCAACCTTCCAGCAAGCACAGCACTTGGCTGACCAAGCGGTTAAGTCTGACTCGAAGCTAGAAAAGGCTATCGAGGCACAACAGCAAGAACTGATGACTTGCCTGGGCATGCTTCGCGGTTCTGTAGGCAACCAAGGTAACGCTGTCGACGCTATCGATGACTTGCTCAACCCTAAAGACGGTCGAGTCTCGTTCATTGATACGATCATGAGTGCTCGCCAACAGTCTGCACCTAGTAGCACCGGAATCGCTGCAATGGACCTGGACATGGAAGGTGGTGTAAGAGGACCGGGTGAAGCCGCAGGTGGTCGACTGTTTACCCTGGCAGCACGTACCGGTGTTGGTAAAACCGTCCTAGGTGTTTATACTGCTGTCAACCTCGCCATGGGCGGACTAAAGGTCGGCCTTATCTCCGCGGAACTTGACAAGCACGCCATCTACGCTCGAGTCTGGTCTGCCGCCACCCGCGCCGCTAATAGCAATAATGGCGGATGGGCCATGGTAGGCGACATCGAATCACCGAACCACACCCGCGAAAAGGTTAGTGCGAATATCATGAGTGCGGCTGGAGTGATCCAGGAAAGGGGTGGCAAGCTACTGATCGAAGATCCATGGGGCGCCGATGTAGAGGCCGTGATCAATAGCCTCCGCTCTATGAAGGCC